AAATATGAGCTACGCAATCTACGTAGCTCAATATTCAAATAGTTTAAAATTGCTTCAATTTCTTGCAGTTGATTAAACCGATGTTCAACAATACCGGGCATAGCAGCCGCACTTTTTTCAACGTTACCTACAAGTTTACATTCTGCTCTTGCTTGTACAAGTTCTGATTCAAAGTGTGCTACTGCATCAGGAATCTTGCTCACGTCGCGACTTACTTCACTATACCAACCCATTAATCATCCCATTCGTCATAATCATCAATGTCATCTTCATCTAATTCAAGATAGTATCTAATGGCATTGTCTAGTTGTGCATCAATGCCAAAACAATCATTGAACGTTTCATCGCTTACGCCATAATCGGCTAGTAAATCAACAAAACGTTCAGCTGCCATTTCAATATGTTTCTTATCTAGATATTCTTTAAACAGCATCCAAATATCAGCAATTTGTTCTTCACTCATTAGTAACAGTTTCCTCGATTGGTTCAAAATCAGTTGCTTCTTCGTCAACTTCAGAGGTATTTACCACAGAAGCTTCTTTTACTAAGTAATCTGACATAACTTTATCGAGTAATTCACCTGTCCATTTCTTACGATAGTCTAGTAGTTCTTCACCTTCGGTTGTTACATACTTGAGTCTGTTACCACTCTTTTCAATCACACCCTTTGCTTCGAATAGTTCTACTAGTCCGCTGTATGGATTCATTCCTGTTTCATAAGGAATTTTAACTTGTACGCCTTCAAACGGTTTTGCATAACGAGTCTTCATTACTTTACAACCTGCTCTAATACCACGTACTTCGCTAATTTTATTACCATCTTCATCTTCTTTTAGTTTTAGTTTTTTCATTGCTACAACAATTGAAGATGCATAGATAAATCCTTGTCCACCTGAAATCTTGTCATCTGGATCGAACATATCTTGTGATGCGTATGTATGGTTAGTACATACTAAGCCAACATTGTGTGAGCCAATCATATTAACTGTGTTACGAACAAGTGAAGTCAATGCCTTAGGCTTACGACCCATATCACCTTTCATATCACCTTTGTTAAACTGATCAACATCTGTAGGTGTTAGCAACATACCTAAACTATCAATAACAAACAGTACCTTAGGACGATCTTCTTCTGGCATTGCTTTATAGTCTGTCATAAACACACTAATAGTTTTAGCAACATCATCAATCATTGACATGTTTAGTTTGAGTAGTTTTTCTTCGCTTGTGTCTACGTCTAGTGCGTGTAGCCAAGCCTCGTCGAGTGCATTCTCTGAGTCAATTAGAACAACAAAGATGCCTTGCTCTTGTGCGTATTTTACAATGTTACCTGCACAGATATACGATTTACCTGCACCGGATTCACCTGCAAATACAGTTACCTTACCCATTGGAACACCTCTATGGAAGTCTCCTGAAATAAGATAATTGAGTGCATAGTTACCTGTACTAATCCAATCAGTTGGGTCGTTAAAACCTGCACTCATACCTTGAATGGATTTAGTTAACGAAGTTCGAAACTTCGTAGGATCAAATGCTTTTGATGCCATATGTATCTCCTATCTAAAAAGCGTGACAGCTATTAACTTTTGAAGTGTTGACAGGTAAACCGTGAATCTCTGCTTCGGTTTCGTTAATAGCTGTCATATTGTTTTACTGTCCTTGACGTGCTCTAATCATTGCTAGAATGTCTTGAGCATTGCCACCTTCTGCAGGAGCCGCTTCAGCCGCTGGTGCTGGAGTTGCTTCTGGTGCTGCCTCTGCTACTGGAGCAGGTGCTGCCTCTGGTGCTGGTGTTGGCGCTGGTGTAGCCGCCGGTGCAGGAGTCGATGCTGCCGGAGCAACTGGATCGCCTGTACGTGCTGCCATACCTGCTGGACGGAAGTATTGACCCCAACGGTCCATGTCAAATGCTTCACCGTCTACTGACGCTTCAAACATTTCTTGCATGACCTTGATTTCAACTTCACCTGGCTTTTTAGGTAGGAAGTCATTGAGATTAAACAAACCGTGTGCATTAACTGCATTCATTTCAGCATCGCCTAATGGACGCTCTCTACGAGCCCACTGTGATGTTGAATAGTCTGCATAGCCGCCTTTTGAAGTTTTATTTAGACGGAAGTCTACACCTGCTGTGTAATCTGTTGGCAATTCTTCCATATCTGGATCCATAAGAGCCTGCTTAATAATTTGGAAGATCTGCGGACCAATAATAAATCTACGGATTGGATTCTCCGGAGTTTGATCATCCGCAATTGGATTATCCACTACAAAGCCTTGGAACACATAAGAACGCTTCTTCCAATACTTACGACCCATATCTTCTAGACTTGGATCTTTAAACCAGCCACGTACTTCGTTTAGAATGTTACATGTCTCGCCGTACATTTCCATACATGGAATTTGTACTTGCACTGGACGTGAATCAGTTTGACCTTTAACACCTGCAAAAGGTAGTTTGATCATTAAACGCTCTACCCAGAAAAATGTGTTATCTGCGTTGCCGTCAGGAAGGAAACGTAGCGTTGAGCTATCGCCTTCTTTCATATTCCAAAATGGGTAAATTGCGTTATCACCGCCTGACTGACGGTTACCTGAAGCGCCTGCTTCTTGTTCTTTGAGCTTTGCTCGGATTTCTGCTAATGATGCCATAGTTATGCCTCCTAAATGTTATGCCTATGTTTGTGCCTTTTCTTGTAGCACAGTGTATAATATACACTCAACTACTTAGCGTGTCAAGTCTTTTTTAAAGAAAAACTAGAAAAACTTATAAAAGTTTAACCAATTATATACCGGCTAAACTTCTAATACTGTCTAATTCTGTGTTATCTTGTTCTACAGGCTCTTCTTCCCTATAGCCCATTACTTCTGCAACACGATTATTAATACGTTCGATAAACTGCTTTGCAGGATCAATAAACTTCTCACCATATTGCTTTTCTACCATAGTTAGCACAGCAGTTTCGCCTTTTGGAAACTGTCCTGTTGTGTAATCAAAATATGAAAGAATAAACTCGCCTAATGGTGTTTTGTCATCTTCTTGTTCGATTTTAATCTTTTCGTCGCCTGGACCGTCTACTTCATCACCTTTTTCAGCGCCATTCATTTTAGCCTTACGTACTGCGTGTGCATATGCATTGCCTTCGTCTGCGTCTGCTTCTTTTTCTGAGAAGTTACCTAGTAACTCTTCAATTTCATTTTCAATTTGTGACTCGTAGTTTGTAAATCCACCTGGTGGCAAACCTCTGCTTGCACCATCTGGTCCTGTTCCCATTGAGTAAGGAATTTCAAGAACTTGACCAACTTGTAATTGCTGTGGATTAGAGATGTTATTCATTTGCATAATATCTTTTACAAATTGCTTTACATCTCCGCCCATATTATTTTGATCATTAAATGCTTGTGCAATACTAAAGATAGTCATTCCTGGACGCACTTTAACTGTGTTTGCTGGACCTCTTATGTTATCAAGATTTCCTGTACCCCTAACATCTCTATCATTATCATCTGGTGCTTCTGTTTCACCTAGTAAATCGTCTGGACCTAGTTCTTGTGGAGCAGTTGCTTCACTTACTAATTTATAGATATAAGGAAATACATCTGCTAGTTCTTCATTAAACTGTTTGATTGTTAGCTCGTCAATCCAATTTTCTTTTACATCTGCAGGTACTTCTTCAAGTGTTGGCGCTTCAAATGATTCAAATGCTTCTTTATAGTATGATGGCTTTTGTAGTGATTCTACAGTCTTTTTAACTGTAGCGATACGTTCTTTAACAACATCCATATAGCCTGATAAACTTTCTGCCATTACAGCTGAACGTCCCATATATGTTTTAAACTTGCGTAGTTTGGCAAGTTCTTCACTTAGACTTGTAATATGTTTACCAAAATCATCAAATGGTTTGCCGCCTTCACTTACGTGTTGTGCCATTGCTCTTGCACCGCTTAGGTGTTTGTAAGGATACATAAATCTTTCACCGTCAGCACTTTCAACATAGATCTTACCAATCTTTTGTGTTCGTCCGGTTGCACTTTCTTGATTAATACTTTCTGTATGTTTAATCATTATACGTGCTTCGCCAACTTTTTGATAGCTAACACGACTAGTGCCGTATAGTTTTGATTCTGTCATTTGTTCGTCCTCAATGCGGTTCTGAGCTAAAAATTTATAATCTCTTTTATTTAAATTATTTTTTGTTATGTTTCTTGTATCAAAATTTAGCAATCTTTTTTTACTAAATTGACGCAATTCTCTTAGAAAATTGTACCAGTTATCCCTAGTCATTTGGTCTTCGTTAGCAACAAAGTCATTGGTGTACATAACAGCAATAGACTCTTCGTCTAGTGTAATGCTAACCTTTCCTAACACACGGTCTGCTTCTTTGTATTCAAAATCAAAGAAACGTGCATCTGAAGGTACGTTAGTTACATTACCTTCGGCATCACCGATTGTAACGCTTGGAAAGCGTCCACGTATTTTATTAAAAAGATCTTCTGATATATTTTCCAAGTTTTTCATATTAGTATTTATCAATAGTTACTGCTAATGAAGATCGGCATTGGTGCATCGTAATCTTCAATATCTTCTGCTTGTGTGAATGTATTATACACTCTAGGATCCCAATCTTTGAGAACATCCATCATTCTTATAGCAAGTAATGTTGCACTTACTAAGTCGTCTGTCATGCCTACTTTTGCTTGGTAACTAGAGCCTGTTGCAACATAGCCTTTTAGTTCTGTTATAAACGGCTTGCTACGCACAGTCATTTTGTCATTTTCAATCATTGTTTTTAAACGACTACATGCTGTGATTTTAGTACTATGTGTAGTATTAAATCCTTTACGGAACTTGCGCACATGTCCTTTGCGAATAGGTTCAGACACAAATAGTCCTGGTATATTCTCTTCCCCAAAATCGTTTATAACGATTAGTGCTGCTTCTCCGATACCGTTGTTTTCTACACTCCAGTATATGCCTTGTGGATTTTTAGTTTCTGTTTCTATATACTTGCATATATCTGATAATACTCTAATCTGCCCAGGTATAGCAGTTTGATTGTGTTGCCATTCTGCTACTTGTTCGTAACTAGGCAATTCAAATACTTGTATTGCAGCATAGTCTCCTCCAGTACCCATACTAGGATCAAGTGCTACTGCATAGGTGTATTGATTGGTTGGCTTTTTATACCAACGTGTTTGGCCCATATTCAATATAGGATTATCACCTTCCATTGCTGCTAGTTTAATAGAGTTGATTAGAGTTTCGTCAAATACTAAGAATTCACAACCGTATTCACGACGGAACTTTTCTTCGCCGATACGACCGATTTCGTCTTCTTTCCATTTTTCGTCACGATCAGGATGTTCACTCCAATGTGCTACAAAAGAACGAAATCCATTTATACCTAGTTCTTGTTCGTTACCGTGATTGTCAAATCTCTGTTCGGCCTGTTTCCAAATAGTAGCAAATGTATCTTCATCTGAGTTAGGTGTGCTAGTAATAATAGCACGACCACCTGTTGCTAGTGTAGGTGATATTGAAGTCCAAAACTCTTCCGCAATGTTAGGCTGCACAAACGCAAACTCGTCACAGTATAGTAGCGAGATAGACATACCACGTCCTGTGTTGCCTGTAGTTGTTTGACTAACTATTCTACTACCATTCTCAAACTCTATGCTACCTTTGTTATATGATGTAACACCTGCTCTAATATGATCCGGACAAGTTTCATACACATATCGAATACGTGCCATGATCTCTTGCGCACCTGTGTATTTGTGTGCAGCAATAAGAATAGTTTGATCTGGATTAAACATTGCATACCAAGCAAGATAGATAGCTGCACAAGTTGTTTTGCCTGTCTGTCTAGGCATCATATTAATATTAAAACGATAGTTATGATACGTATCCATTAACCCTAACTGATACTCGTAAGGATTAAACAGCAACTTGCCTTTTACTGGGTGTTGTATATACGCAAAATGTTCTGCAAAGTATAGGTATCCTTTATCAGGATCCATGCATTTTGCAATATCCTCAATTTGAGAATTAGTATATGTTTCTTTTTGATTGGCTTTTTTAGTTAATACGCCGTCTAAACTTTTACTACTCATGAAAGTATTTAACCAAAAAAATAGGCACCTAAGTGCCTATTGATTCGCTCCCCATCGTAGCTAATTTATTTTTTTCTGCAAGAACCTGGTTCGCCGCGTTTTTTGCCTGGTACTTTTTCGTAACCGTCCCAGCAGTTATCATACATGCTGCTGTTACCGTGACGCTCGCTTTCAGCGGCTTTTACATCCTTTTTTTTTGACATCTTTTCTTCTAATGCCTTGCGTAACCCTGCTTTTAATGAATCTGCAAGTGCTTCCATTGCAGGATCTTTTGCACGGATTGCTTTAGGATCTTTTGGTCTGTGTAAGTCGTCGCCTACTGTAAGAACATCATCTTCGCTACCATACTCTTCGTCAGGTGCGTTGTCCCACTCTTCTTTTTCCATATCCATTTCAGGCTCGTCATCTTTTTCGCCTGCTGCCATAATGGCTCTCATAGTATCCATGTCCATTTCTTGATCACTGCTTGGCATTTCAATATTATGAGAAGCTGAATCAATGTGTGCGTCATGTGCCATTGGCATATCAACATGCTGTTCAATACCGGCTGCTTGTTGCATTAATGAAATTAGATCAGCAACATTATCTTTACCTGATGCAGTAACGCTAACAGTTACAGGCTGTCCTTGCTGTGGCATTTGTTGTGGCATTTCCATTGGCATGTCACCACATTCATCAACTGCCTGGATTGATTCTAAAATTGCTTTCATGCTTCCGACTTCTGCGGCTGCTGCTGGCTTGTTACCTTTTTCAGCTTCATCAAAGTTTTTTAGAATGTCTAGCATACTGCTCATAATTAACT